GTCGGCTATTTCTTGATCTGTCGCTCGCTTACCGAGGGCCTTTTGCTCACCGACTCCGACTTCGCTTGAAGTGTCTATTACTTTTGGTGGCATTAGCGCCGTCTCCTGCGGAGAGATAACAAGAATCTGGATAAAATCCCGCTCGCTCCGCCTGTCGGAAAGCTAGTTCTAGCCACATTGGAAAGCAAGAATCTGTCGATGAATCCATTCATACTAAAAAATCCAGTGTTCCCAACGACCAGTTGTTTACCTATGCCAGCAGGAGTTGGCCCTGTCTGCGCTCCGGTAGCTTGAAGAACATTGTTGACGTATATTTTTTTGTTTACCGCATCCGTTGTAACTGCGATGTGAAACCAAGCTCCGGCAGTAATTACACCAGCCGCCGTTGTGAGAATGTTCAAAATCCCATTAGTAAAATAACTAATAGATCCATCAACATTGATTCTTACAAGAAGTCCATATTGAAGATTGATATCATCGTATATCATCATGACATCTTGAACCGAAGCGAAACTGCTGACATACAAATATCCCTCGACAGTATGGCTGACCAGTCCAGAGAAGTTTGCGTAGAAAGTTCCCGGCGCTGGCGCTGGATCGTATGGCATAAAAAAATAATTACTAAAAGTGTTAAAGCTATTGCCTGCACAATAGATGCCTTGGGGTATCGGCGCAGGCGTTAGGCTGAATCCCGGCGAGCCCAAAATTGATAAATCGTATCCGTTGCCACTTGAATCAAGTGCATTGTTCTCGAAATTATACAGGGCTACTGAATTTGCATCTGGCGAAGGCATTTAAAAAACTCCGTCCCAAGGTTTGCACTCGTCTGTCATCTTCGCCAGTTCTGCGGCGCTCGCTGAATAGACGGTGATGTAGCACATCGAATCCCGATATTTAAAATCGCAAGTAGAACTCCCTAGTTCCACAAAAGGCCGTAGCCCCGGGTTCTGTGTCGCACCACATTTAAAAAATGCGATGGGAGTCGAACGAACCAGAGGCCCCGGAGGAGGCAGAGTGATTGGAGGCAAACTCATCAGAATTGCCGTTTAGCCAGCAAGGTCACTTCCACGGCCCCTACAACTCCAGTGGGGCGAATGAAACGAGTGCTTTCGAAAATCTGTTTTAGACCAGCTCCAGCAAATACAAGAGGGGCTCCTGCAACCGCATCATTAAGCGTGAAGAAGGTCACGCCGTCATTAGACCCTTCTATGGTGCAGGCTCCCGAAACCTGAATCGAGCGATCACCAGACAGTTGCATTTGGAGAGATGCTCCGACATCGCCACCAGCTAGAAGGCTCCAAACGGAGATATTAAACTTATCGTAAACACTGGCGCTTTCTGATAAAACCGGATTGATTATTGCCACGACTATCTCCTATTTTACTGGTTGACCATCTGACCCGCTTGGGCCTGTTTGAGTAAATCCGTTAATGCGTTCTGACCATCCGTGGGAGCTTGAGCCAGATCCTTAGCCGCACCAGCCATAGCCGGAACGGTTTCTTGCATCTGTGCCGCCTGCTGTGCCTTGGCGTTCTGAGCCCTCACCTGAGCCACCTCATCGTCAGTTCTGATAATGTTAGGAGGAAGCGAAAGGAAATCCCCGTAAGAATCCATTAACTCATCAGAGTCTATTTTTTCCATAGCCGAAGGCATTATGGCGGCAAGGCGCTCAACTGTTGCCATGAGACGCTCTATTCCGCCTATGCCGATAGACTTCTGCGCCTGAGCCATGATCGAGATGAATTCGACCTTCAAAGGCTGACCAGCAAGTTCTGGCGGAGCTTCGGGCCAAATACCTTGTCTCTCACCGAATTCAAAAGCCAGATCGATCAAGGGCTCGAGTAGATCCTGATTCAACTGCTCTAGGACAGGGCCGAGAGCCAGCAACTTCTCCTCGTGGCGCTCATCGATTTCTCGGGCCGTGGCAGGCTGTTGACGGTCATCTTGCGCCAGCATCAAGAACAGATCTTCGAAGAATCCACGGCGGATGCGATCACGGATCTGCTGTTGCATGTTCTCAAGTTCGGCAATGCGGATGTTCACTTCATGGACGGGCCGCAAGCCTGCGGCTCCGTCACGGACATCCAGCCAGTTCATGCCTCCCGGCAACTGAGACGCTCCCTGTTGCTTTAACTGTGTCGGCCCTTGGAGGGGAGGGTTGACCATTTTCTCGATGGCTTGAGCCATGCGGCGAGTTTGAGTCTGGAGCTGTTTAATATCAGAAAGAGAATCCATCCCCGGGCATGACGTAGCATAGACATCCTCTCCTGTGGTTTCCCACCTGACAGCCAGAGCGGGGAATTGATTATACCCACTCACGCTCAAGAGGGTGTCCTCGTTCGTGTCAAAGGACGAAATGCCAACAGAGTTCGATCCTGTTTCGTAGTAGATCGAGGAGTAGCGTTTGTTGCTCGACTGAGGTTTCTTGGGATCGAACAGAGGGTTGGGTCTTACCGCATGGGTAATGTCCATCCAGATTTCTTTTTGATCTGTGATCCAGAAACTCTTAACGCTCGTGCTGAAATTTCTCCAGTCGTAATCGTTAGGGCCTGCTCCAGTGCGCTTGCCAAACTTCTCGACCAACTGCCGGACAGTCATGCGGAACTGCCGAGTGATCGTATCGACTTTAAGTTTGTCGTTGTTCGAGATGGAGTATGAACCGATTGGCAGAGGAGTAAACTGGATCACTCTTTCGAAATCTTCCTCTACCCAAAGAACGTGCGTTCCAAAAACACCGATGTCGCCATAAAGGATCGGCAGGGCGTTGTAGAGGTTCGACTTCAAAAACATATTGCTCATTCTGGCTGTGACCTGATAAAGCCAGTTTTTCACTGCCTCCGAGTCAGATAAATCAGGATCGTTGGTCGTGAGCCTGAACCAAGGACGAGCCGGAGATGTGATGCCCGACATCATGCCGGAGCGCAGAGTCCGGGCCGAGAGTGTCGCCGTGGTGTCCACGATCTTTTGATTTCTGCGATCACCACGATTGGTATCGGTAGTAATAAAGCGAGGTCTGCGGGGAAGAATAAAATCCCCTAGATCTCGCCAGTGAGGTAAAAAAGATGAGCGTTCAAACTCGAGTTGCGATCTGAGCAACTCAAGAGCTTGTCGGACGCTCTGAGGTTTTCCTGTGTAAGAGTTTGGATCTAATTCAGGCACTAGAGCCCCAAGAGAGTTTTGCCGCCCTGCGAAGTAGGAGCGCCAGCACCGCCAAGCAGTGTCGCCGTCCCATCGCCACCGCTATACCTTGAACCAATCGCCGCCATACCTTGCTTTTTCTTTTGGTTAGCTAATTGCATTGCGGTAGTCTCGCCTGCTTTTAGAGCGTCCTTCTTTGCCACTTCGTCAGCGAGCAATTTATCTTGGGCGTCCTGCTGAACCTTGGCGGCTTTGAGAGATTCTTCGTGAGCTTGATTAGCCTGCTGATGCTGATCGATAGCGATGCCTCCCTGAATGGCTCCGGCTATCAACGCTCCTACGATAACTTCACTCATGACATCTCCTCACATAAGAAGTTTCCACTTCCTCATATCCCATCCGCATCAGCGTTCGGGAGAAATCTTTTTTGCTCGATACAGTTCTTGAAATATTATCTGCGCCGAGGGATCGACAGAACTCATCGATCCATTTTATGAATCGGACTGACCCTATCCCTCGGCGCTCAGAAACCATAAACAGAACATCTTGGAAAGCCACCACTGTTTTTTTATAGTGAGGGTGGGGCATGACCAGCATCATACAGTAGCCCACCAACTTTCCTTCTGCTCTAGCTATAAATAATTTGGCGACTCCCATCGCTTCCATAGCCAAGTATTTATCAACGTCAGGGTCAAAACTTTCTTGACCAAGCATTCCGGTTTCTTCGTTGTTCTGCCAGAACATTTCTTGAAGTTCGGGCAGAATCGATGTCAGTAATTCATTTGAGAATATCATGGCAGATTCCTAGGATCAGTCAACAGTTTCTTTAAACGGATCCCACTCGTGTTTGCTGGTGTTTTTACCAGCCATGTCACCGAATCCGCCTCCTCCGATACCCATCCTCGTCAGGATAACATCTCCGTCAGACCTCGGCATCTCGACCTGAGCGAACGTCAGGGCCAGCGCATCTGCCTTGTCAGGGCTGAACCCGAGGCGCTTTTTAATCTGCGTCTTATCCTCGAGCTGGAGTTTCCCTGAGCCACTGAAAAAATAAGTCGGAGCGCAGAGTTCCTTCGCCAGATCCTCGTCTTGAGGCAGAGCCCCGCCTCGCTTGACCCACTCCGCCATCCTGAACCACATCTCAGATCGCTTGTTAAAATACCGTGAGTCGTCAGCCTTGCCCGAGAAGTTTATCTCAATCGGTGAGTAGCCACGCTGGATCATCGAGTCGATGACGCCAGCGCCGTAGCCGCCTGTGCCGTCTATGAACTCCAACTCAGACGACCATTTATTCTTCCCGTAAATAATCCTGTCAGCGATCTCGTTCTGCCGAGCGTTACGCATGATAACCATCGGAGCGGCCCACAGTCCTTGCCGTGGGGCCAAGCATGTTTTGTCATCTCCGAAGCGAGCGATGTCTCCGCCGATGCGCTTCTGTGCGAACTCATACTGGCTCAGGTTCAAGTGCCTGTTCATCGCCGCCTTGACCTCGCCCATGCCGAGCAAGCTGTTCAAGCTCGTAGGCGGAAACTTCCCTAGGATGTAAGCCATGACCCACGGATTTTCCATCCCGTAGAGTTCGATCTGCTGTTTGGCCCACTCGATGTCAATTCGATTCGAACGCCGAGGGTCAGTTGGATCGCCAGTGATGCGTATGATCGTCCACAGACCTTTGGGAGCGACAGACGCTCCGTAGAGCATCCCATCAAGAGAGGTCGGATTCCCGGCCTGCATGATCTTGCCCCACTTGCAACTCGACAAGCTCTGCTCGCCTGCTTTCAAAACCGACACCGGAATTTCGCCCGACTCATCGACCAGAATTAACACAAAGCCTGAGTGCAAACCAGATAACGTCCGACCCTGTTCTTCCGCATTTGCCGTCTTACTCCACGAGCGAGCCGACAAGAACCAAGTCTCGGGGTGATCCTTGGCGAATATCCTCTCCTTCGTCCATGTGAACGTGGACAACAGCAACGGTGAACGGTTCTGCCACTTGGCGAACTCGGGCCACAAATTGTCCTTCAAGTTATCCGAGGTGGTCGATACCGCCGCACCTTTCGGATGATCGCCCTTTGATCCGTAGCACAGGAGAAAATTCCAGCCGCACCAAGCCAACACCGTTGATTTGCCGGGGCCAGCACAAGCCTGTAAAGCGATACGGATTTTATCGGGATCTTGAGATGGAAAAACTGAGAGGGCTTCCTGTTGCCAGATGTCAGGCTCGACTTTAAATTGTTCACGAACAAAATTTATTGGATCTTCACGCCATCTTTTAATTCTATCAGAGGCCGCACTCATAGACGCATCAACTGATCGAAGGTGAACCATGTCAATCCCATCAGACGAGTCCTGCGATCAGGGTCAGACAATACGATGCACGACTTCACAGCCATAGAGTGAGTGTTGAAGCAGGCATACACATTGAGCTTGGCATCGAAAACCATCCAACAATCCCTCCACGTTTTTAACTGATAGCGATCAAGTGTCACTCTTTTTCTTCCTCAGTGTGAACAGGTTCCGTTGTTTCTTCGATGGCCTGAGACACAGCCTGCTCATGGCCCGAGGTCATACTGCCCTTCATACTGTCGCAACACTTCATATCTTTTTCCATTTAGGCAATACCTTTTCAAAGAGAGGGGGTTGAAAAATTTAAAAAAAATTACGAGGACAGTTCACAGCGCCGGAGAATGCGAAACCCCGGGGTGGGGGGTGGCCTCGTCAATCGTGATCCGAGATTCTTCGACTAGAGCCTCTAACGTCAGCTTGCCGCTATGCTCTACCTTGTCAACCATCATGCGCCTATGCTTCATCATCATTTCGATGGCTTTCAACTTGTCAGCGAGCTTGACCTTGTGCTTTGTGCCTTCGAACTTGCCATCATCGCCCACCAAGTTGTCGACCTCGATGCCGGACACCGCTCGAGCCGTGGCTTCGGGCCATTCGCTGACTGGTTTCAATTCGCCGTCATCCGTCAGTAGGTCACGCACATCGAGAGTCATGATTCCTCTCAGCTCTTTGAAGATCGCTTGCTCAAACCATTCGCCACGCATAGCCGTGGCCCGGGCATACGCCTCGAGGCGATGCTTGTCCGAATTGATCCACGCCGCCACCACGCCAAAGCGAACTTGGTGAGCCGCACACCATTCCGGCAACGTGCCGCCAGCGCACACCGCTTCGGCAATTGAATCCATCGAGTCATCGCCGGATGCAAAAACAGACAATTCGCTAGTTGTGTTTTTCATTTCGATTATTGTAAGCCCCACGTTGGCCTAGGATCAATTTAAATTTTGCGCCGTGGTGATCCATCGAGGGCAATATCTATTCTATCCTTATAATACATACACCGCTCGGGCCGTTCCAACGGCGATACATTCGGCCTTGAATACGTCTCGCTTTTTTCAAAGCGATAATTAAGCCAGTGCTATGCGGCAGTGTGATGCTTTGACCCACAGCGAGCGCCGCCACCGGATAGACAGGGCCTCGCTTGCTAGGCCGAGCCGCCAGCCCCAGTTTTTTTCTTAGCAGGCTGTCGAACGTTTCGTGACTCCCACGCCGCACTGTCATCCAGTCATGAAGCTCGGTTGTGATGCGAATAGTTTTCAATGTGATGGATCCTTTTTAGAATGCATCACACCAATAGAAACCGCATTGTGATGCATGTGATGCATGTGATGGCAATATTCGCAACACTCTCCACTGAGATATTATCATTATGGATATAGTGACGCTATGCTCTGTTATCTACTTTAAAAGTTTATACATTTTTATCCATCACAAGCATCACAGTCAATGTTTATCGATGTGTGATGCATTTTTATTTTCTGTTTTGTGATGCCATCACAAATTG